CTGGTGAAAGTCTCCCCTGCTTGCTCCAGGCTGTTGGAGGCTACAGCACAGATCGCCCCAGGATAGTCATCCCCGAACGCCAGGTAATCGATGATCGCTCCGGCAATGGTACTCTTCCCATTCTTGCGAGGGATCTGCCAGTAGGCCTGATTGAATCGCCTCACTCCGGTGTTCCGATCCTCCCAGCCAAACAGATCCATAATGTCCCAGGTTTCCCAGGGTTCAGGCCGGAAGGCTTTCCCCTTCATGATCCCTAGAGCATGTTTGAAGTTCGCCGAGATCCAGATCAGAGGCTTCACCGCCCGATCCAGGTTGAAGATCCATCGGGAGTCAGGATCGTTGAGGGTGTCCAGGTGTCTCTGGACCTTTGCTTTCTCAGCCATTGAAGCAACCCGGGGCCCCTTGGTCACGCTGTCCGTATAGGCGCGATACTGCTCCAGGAAGAGGGTCCTGAGTTTATCCTGAGTCGCCCTGGTGATTCGCCGTCCCAGCTTGGCTCTGTTCTCACTCATAAGCCCAGATCCTTCTCCAGGTCCCGGTCAATGTTCCTTGCTGTGGAGTTTTTGGGGCTGGCCAGCTTCATGATCTTCCGATCCTTCGGAGTGGCTCCGTACTTGGCCATGATACGAAGGTACGAGGCGATCGAGGATTGACGATCCTTGTCGCTCTCGGCATTTCTGAATTGTTCATACATTGCACAGGCCATCTCGATCACGGGCTTGTCGAGTTCGGTCGCCAGCTTCATCTGAACTAAAGAAGAGAAGAGAGCGGTCCAGTGGTCACGACCGATTGGCCCCAAATGATCTGGGGCTTGAGGAACCTTGTTCAATGACTGATCTTTTTTTCTAGCCACGATCCACCTCTGAAAAATTTTCTTCTATATCGCGAACGCCTGACCACGCTGGGGTTATGGAGGGGGTAAAAGTTTCAACCCCTCCCCCTGGGGTCACGTTCTGTGACAGTTTCTCTTTGTCTTTGAAGTATCGATCGATCTGATCCCGATCCTGGACAGCCTTTCTCCGGTTACAGGAGAAGCAAAGGGCCTGGTACAGGTTCGGATCCAGATCGAACTTACCGAACATGTCGATCATGATCTCGGCTGGGATCTCCTTGTGGTCCACGCACTGGGACCTCTTGCCACAGATCGCACAGGTCGGATGATGGTCTAGGAAGTCCCTGGCGAACTTGTGCCAGCTATGGTCATATCCCCGCTTCACCGCTGAAGGTCGATCCGGTTGCTTCAGGATCGGCGGGGCTCCCTGAGGATCCTTAACTGGTTTGTGCATAAAGGAAGCGGACCGCTTTGCCTGGCAGGCATCACAGAATCCGCTGACGTTTGTGTGGAGGTTCGGGCATTGGTAGGTTTTGCATTTCTTCCGGAATAATCCCATGGGGATAAGATCACACGGATCATAAAACTAAGTGAGACTTCTCCAACCGATCAAACCATGGTTAACACTCATTTGTTTCGATCCACAATCTTGTACGCATCCAGGTTCACCTCAGAGTCAATCGGCAAATCGAATGTAGTAATCCCATCGGTATGGGACGCACCAGTCACAATCAACTCCACGATCTTACTCCTAGCGACACCGTAAGCCCTAGCACAAGCTGACAATGACGGATAGGAGAAGCACGTTGTCGAAGTATATACGAGAACCTTACATCCCTTCCGAGAGGCTCGTTTTGTTTTGCAGCTAGGTTTTTCCATCAATATGCCTTCCCATGCAACCGAGGTCGCTTCTTGTTGTACTTCATCTTCTCCAACACGTGGGCTTCGAGATCAATTCCCAGATACCCCGCGAGATCAGCGATCCGGATCATTGCATCAGCCAGTTCATCTTCCACCGTATCCTTCACGAAGAACTCGAAGGAAGAACGGCATTTCTTCGGCGAGTGAGAGAACTTCTCGATCACCTTTCGATACCGATCGAGATCAGCCCGCTTGCCATTCCTGTCCGCCTCAAGAGCTTCACTGAGTTCGCTGTGTATCAGACAGAGCAATTCTCCCAGACTCTGCTCCTTGTGGTGGAACCCATGTTGCAACGCATTACCAAAAGCCTTGTTCTGCAATTCCTTGATCGTCACTTCAACTCCTCTTCTTCCGATAATCATCTCCAGTGAACTCGATGATCTTTCCCTCTCCGGCCACCCGGCTGAAGGCAGATATCCCAATGACCGTCTCCAAATCTTTGCGGTTCGAATTCGAAATGAGTATGGTCGGCTTCATCTCGTTGTACCGATCGTTGATCAGCCGATACAAATACACAAACTCAGTCTGGGTCCCATGCTTCTTGTCGATCTCGTCCACGACCAGATAATCGTAATCCGTGAAGTTTTTCAGGATCTTCAGCGGATCTCCTCCGTTGAACGAAGATCGAATGAGATCGAAGTAATCGGCGGCGAGGATGTATTGAGCATACCTTCCAGCTTCCCATTGCTTTCGAATCGCACAGAAGGCCAACATGGTCTTGCCAGTTCCATTGCTGCCGTGAAGGATCCCGGATCTCCCTGAAGCCATATGCTTCACAATCTCCCGGTCTCGATCGGTCTGGCACACATAGTCGCTGAAGGTGTAGTTTCGATATCGCAACGGGATGGTCTCGAGTCTAGAAGCAAACAGCTCACGCTCGTAGGCTTCTCGCTGGGATCTCAACATCTCGTCAATCAGCGCATCTCGATCTTCTGCGGTCGTAGGCTTCCCGGTGGTCTGTTCCCGCTCAACGAGCATGTTATACACTCGATTCGATGCCTCAATCTCAATACTTTGTCGGTCAAATGATTTTCCTTTCGGACATGGTTCAAAGCTCATCGTACCCTCCTGAATCGAATTCGTAGCCTTCCGGTCTCCAGGTCTTGCCAGGACTCGCTCTACCTCGAGGAGTCTCACTCTTCTCCCAGGTCCGGACACTAGCCTTCCAGTCCTTCATCGGATTCCTGCCCACTTTCCACCCCTTCGACTCGTAAAAGTCCCAGAACTTCTGGGGATCCACCTCGTTCTTTCGTTCGTGACAGTAGGCAGAGATCTCCTGTACAGTCGGTTTGACGAATCTGGGGTGTTTCTTCCCCTTGGGGGGGATAGATACTTTAGTATCTAGGGGGGGTATATTATTCTTAGGAGTAGGAGAAGGAGAAGGGGCACTAGGGCATGGGTTTAGCATGCTAACCGCATTGCCACTAGCATGCTCGTTGTATGCATCTTGCATGCTGTCAGCATTTTGAGCATCGTTTTGGCTGTTTTCACCCTTATTCCATCTTGCCTCAGCCGCCTTCTTTGCTTTCTCACTTCGCTCTTCCGATCCGCTTATCCAAGGCTGATGCTCTTCCCAGTCGTGAATATAAAATCCTTCCTCTGTCTCATCGATAAGCCCTACATCAACAAGAGTAGAACCGAATGAGCCTGTCTCACCATGCCAGTCTGCAAGGTCTTCGATATCTTCAAGATCGAATCCTTTGAGAAGACCGTCACTGTACATTCTTCCTGCGATAGAGTAGAGCTTGATCAGTCCGTAAAATGCCTCATACCCGCATCTTCGGATAATCTTCCGCACCTTGGGATGGTCAACAAAATTCAGGCTGAGGCGCATGTCATCTTTAGCCATGATGATTCTCCTTGCAAACCTTCTTGTATCTACTGATGCCTCTTACCGAAGAAATCCCGAAGATCTCTTTGCGTTCCCTAACCCGAGCACTCACCACCGAATCCAGTGCATCATCATTGATTCCATGACGCTTGAGGTTACGTTCCGTTAACCTACTCATCTGCCTCAGACTTCGAGTTTCACCTTCCGGCCATTCCTTAAGCATGTCGATCACCGCTTGTGTCATTGAATAACTCACAGCCCTTTCTCCTTCCTGATTCGTCTGATCTCAGACATGTAATGCCGATGCAGTACCGGATAATTCTTCCTTGTATGATCCTGACGTTTCTCCATCAGAGCTTCGATGCGATCCCAACCGATCTGATCTGCAAGAACCCTGGCATACTCCATCTCCGAAATGTTTCCAAATCGGTTGCATGCGATACATTGAGGCCATACGTTATCCGGTTCCACCTCGGTCCCCCGGATACCACGATGGATCAGATGCCCACCGTCACACTCGTTCCACTTCACTAATTTTCCACAGGTGATACACCGCACATATCCGGCCCCGTTAGCCTCCTGCAAACGGCGAAGCTTGCAGAAAGCTGTTAATGCTTTACTTCGATAATTCATCAGTCACCTCAGAATGGAATGTCATCATCGAATTGCTCAGGACCAGGAAATCCTTGAGGTCCGGCTGGGGGATCGAAACCAGGAGGTTGACTGAATCCATTGAGGTTCTGCTGTTGTGGAGTCTGCCGAGGCGGGTTCTGAGAATACCCTTGTGAATACGGTTGTTGTGGAGCCTGATTTTGATACCCGTTGTATCCCTGATTGGATCCCTGCTGATTCGGTGGTGCTGCAAGGAGCTCAAGACTCTGTGCATTAATAACCACTTTGCTTCGATTCTGCCCGGTCTGTTGATCGGTCCAAGACTGTTGCTTCAGCCTTCCTTGGATTGCAATCTGGCGGCCTTTGGTAAGATATTGCTGCAAACCCTCTGCCTGTTTTCCCCATAAGGTGACATCAAAGAAATGACCTTGATTTTGCCATGTCCCATCCTGTTGCTTCATCGCTTCATTGCACGCAACTGACAGGTTGGAAACCGCTGTCCCGCTGTTCGTGTATTTCAGTTCTGCATCCCTGGTGAGTCTTCCCACTAAGATGACTTGGTTAATATCAGTGCTCATACCGCCTTGCTCCTTTTCATATCGATGTAGGTAATTCCCAGTGCATAGGCTTGCCATGCATCCGCAGAGAACCCGTAGAAGAATCCAGGATCCTGTTTGGTTCCTTTCCCATAGTTCCGGACCCCAGGAGAGAAACGATCCACCAAAGCCTGTCGTATGTTGCTGTCCTTGGCCCGAACTGAGTTGCAGAGATTCATCTTCACGGTCTTTCTCGGTACCGTTTCGACAACTAGGCCTTCCTGAAGGAACATCTCAATGTATCGTCCGATCCATATACAGGTCTCGAAAACATCTTTCCCAGCTGGCATACCAGTCCCATAGTGGGCTACCATCTCGATCACTACTCGGCTCTCCGGCATGTGCTCCGACACAATCCCCACAATCGATTCGTTCTCAAACTTTCCCGCCAGTATCGGTTGGTATGTCTCTGCTTCGATGATGCATATCCCACTACTTACCGGACCGGGATCTATTGCAATTAACTTCTTCATGCATCCTCCCCAAAGAGATTCTCCTGACCTTCTTCCAGAGGAAGCTGTGCTCTCTTGCCTCTTACGAATTCTTCGGTCTCTTGGACCGCTACCAGCATGAGTTCAGTTTCCTCAGCATTCAGAAATCCCGGCCATTCTTCTGGATCTTTCCCTTCCCAGAACTCAGGATCATTGGATTCACGTATCTTCGGTGTAGTGATCTTGTGCCCGACCAGGTTGGCCGTGTAGATTCCGGTAATCCGATACCACTGTCCGGTATCATCCTTTCCGGATTCAAATCCGGTTACCATCGTCCTTTCCCTGACAGATTCAAATTGCATTCTCCTTACAAAGGTACCTTTGAGTTTTGCCAATGCCTTGAGCAGATCCTGTGAGGGATCCTCTTCGGTCTTGATGCGAAAGTCTCCGGCCTCAGTCGAGTAATCGACAAGAACCATCTTTGTATCGATCTTCAGTTTTGTTATTTCCATGATTATTCCTCTTGTAATACGATTCCCACTTCCGAAGCCAACATATGCGTGGTCTCAATAAGAATCGCGCACTCTTTCGTTGAAGAATCAGCCTCGGAGATTCCCATGACACGACCGTAAATATCCATCTGTACCGTGCCATCCGGTTTTACCAACATCGGGTATCCCATCCCGACCGCCCGGCATTTAACCTCTAGCTTGATCAGCTCAAACGGCATTCCTGTAAACTCCGCGATCTGCTGGATATGACCGTTCAGGTGATGGGATTGTGAACGATCTCCAGTGGTCCGAGGCTTCCTCGGAGTTTCGATCGTCACGGTCACATACCCGTTGTGCTTGGTTTCGGATAAGCTCAGGATATCCCTGAGCCTATCCTTCATGTTCCTGGGAGCCACCAAGCCGATGCTGTCCTGATGGCATGTCCACGACAGTTTCAAAACGGCATCTTCTCCTTCAACGTCTTTCCTTTGGCTATTGCGACCATAGGATTGTTCTTTAGCCTTCGGTTGGCCATGAAGTAGTAGACCAGCACCAGATAGTTGAACAATTGTGTATATCGCTCGATATCCTTCTCAATCGGTACGAATCTCGGTTCTCCAGTCTCTTTGTTCAGGTGGAGGATCGCCAGATTTTCAATCCGCTCCTGTCCTTCCTCCAGCATCTCGTTATATGCTTGTCGATAGGCGCAGACTTGATATTTCTGTTCATCCCATACGCCCTTGGAGGTCTTGAAGTCGATCAGGTACAGATGTCCATTAATCCGGGCAATCGCATCGAACCGCCCTGCATAACCGCGTAGAATCGAAAAGACTTCTACTTCGGACTGGATCCATTCAACATGGTTTTTAGATTCCCATGAAAGAAAAGCCTCAAATCCGTTCCTTGCAGCTTCACTGGTCAAAGATGGATATGGATCCTGACCAGCGATATACATTTGGATTGCGTGGTGACATTGAGTCCCTGCATCGGCAGCAGTATCGCGCTTGATAGTGAAGGCCTTCCTGGCTTGCTCGAGGACATCCTCACCCCGATGCACATCGATCGGATCCTTCAGTGCCTCAAGATTCTCCTTGATGAAATCCACTGCACAATTTGAGGCCCATTGCAGCAGGGCTGGTTTATCCAGGATCCCCGTGATAGTTGTAACCGATGGATACTGAATCCCATTCAACTCGTATGCCATCACTTGCCCCCTATGAAAGCTTTCGCACGTTCAATGACTTCCTGAGCAACCGTGTAGGTTGCGGGAGAGGCGGACATCAGTCTCAGGTAATCTGCTCCAGGACCGTCCATCTTTTCGGCAAGGACCAGCATCTCTTTCTTTTGTTCGATCGTTGCCTCGCGATCGGTACCAGTAGGAATCGTTTCGTTTTCAACAGGTTTGGATGGTTCTTCTTGCACAGGATCACTTGATTGAACAGGTTGCTGCTCGTCAGGTAACGGCATCATTGCACCCATGAGATCATGCCACCCATCCTTCTCACTCACCTCAACAGTCATGGGAACTCTTCCCGTCCTGTCCTTAGAGTCGAAGGATCCCCCCTGGGCTGGGGTATATAGAACCCTGGCAACAGTATCGCCACGTTTCTGGATCCCCATGTAGGAAATGACATCGACAATGTTCGGAATCTCATCAGATAGTTTTGTAGCTACCTGAATCCGATGCTCAAGACCGTTATCTGTCGAGATCTCGGTAACATGGGAAACAATGATGATGTTCTTACCAGTGTCCCGAAGCCATTTGATGAAGTTACGCATCTGCTTCTTCACCTCACCCCATCCGGCCATGGTGAGTCCACCATCACTGGCACGGTATTTGGCTCCCCTGAT